CAGATTCGCGTAACTGAGATGACGCGTGAGATAGAAGAGTTCAACACACAGGTACCAGCTGAAGAGCGACTATCAGGCGAACTTCTTGAACCAATGTCATTCTCCTTTACTTGGAAGATTCCAACGAAGTACTTAGACCTTGACGTAGAGTTGTATGTCATGAACGCATTTGGCAATAAGCTGCCAATGCTAAACTACACACCAACACAAATTGATTTGGCTGTCAACAGAGTCGCTCGTGAGCTTGCCGAGTTTGAAAGAAGAGGACTGTTTGACCTCCTCCGGGTTATCATTTACGTGATGGACCGGTTTAGCGAGACCAACCAAGTTTATGGAGTGGGTCGTGGATCTTCTTGTGCAAGCTTCATTTTGTTCTTGCTTGGGCTGCATGCGGTGGATCCTATTCTGTTTGATGTAGATCTTGAGGAGTTCATGCATGATTGATACGATTGAAGACGCTGAGGATTCGCAGACCTACGTGGAGCCATCTATTTTCGATAGGATGCGGAATAACTTGCGACCGAGGGGGTCCGCGCCGATCGTTCAAATTGGATTTGAGGAAATTGGTGGTAAATCATATCTGCATGAAGAGTTTGTGCATTTATGCATTGACACCCTTGAACGAAAAGTGATAATAGCAGCTGCGGGCATCGAGCCGCTAAATCCATTAGAAAAGCTAGCAGCTCAACTGTTGATGTCATCAGCCTACATTAAGCTCAAATAGCCTATCGCGCCGGCTCCGGTAAATAGACATGCCCTAAGTCAGGGCCCAATATCTATCTAGGAGAAATTGCTATATGTCCAACGCAATTCGTAGCGCTCGCGGTTCGGTTGTAAATTTCGAACTGTTGGCTATCAAGTCCCAACTCGCCGCTGTCCCAACGCCAAAAAAGGTTGAAGAGCGTCGAGTGGCTATCGAGGAACGCGAGGGAACGAAACCTGCAACGTCACCAGCTGTCAATGAACTGCTCAAAGTTGCAGAAGAAGCCGCCAGCAGTAGCGCAAAGGCTGCACCTAAGCGTAAGTAATCTTGATCACGATATTCGTGTGTAGAGATTTTTCACCGTTATAAAATTCAACATTCGTCTTTAGACGGTCAACGATTACATCTATGGCAACATTACGCCCATTTGGCAACAACATCCTGTTCAAGTTTCTCGATGAGACAGGCGGATCACGTGGTGAGTTCTCAGAGCGCTCACGTTCTGGTCTCATTATTCCAAAGCTGCAAAATACCCAGAAGGGTGAGCGGTGGGGTGAAGTTCTGGCCGCCGGCCCCGATGCTGGTGTGGAAGTGGGTGAGTACATTCTCATTGAGCCTTTGATGTGGACTCGTAATGAGGTCTTTGAGGGTCAAAAGATTTGGAAGACGAATGCCGATAAGGTCATGGCTTTGACGTCCGATGTGGCATTGACCGTTCAATACTGAGGCCAACAAATGAATCTACGTACAGTTCAAGATCGCGTCATTATTGCCGTTGAATTTAAGGGTGACACGGCGACTTCTGGTATCTTCCTTGGTGAAGGTGAAATGAAGTATGACGGGGTCGTCCTTGCTGCAGGGCCAAAGGTTAACAGCGTGAAGGTCGGCGACAGAGTAATGTTCTTTGATGGTAAGGGCGCACGCTCTAACATCGCAGGCAAGAAGGTGCTGGTTCTTCGAGAAGATGACCTTATGGGCGTCTTAGAGGTCTGAGCATGTGGGAAGACGATGAGCAGCAAATTGGCGATTGGTCTGACGGATGCGGTGAAGGCCCAGCAGGAGAATCTGATGACTGATAATGAAAAGAAAACTATCAACGACACCAAACAGCGTTCACTCGCTCGGTTGCTCAGTAAGCCATGATCTTCATCATACTCACCTTCATTACGGCGTTCCTTATTGAAGGGCTAGGCACGGTCGTTTCAGTGATCGGGCTTAGTACTCTTTTTGGAGCAAACCCCATCATCATTTCACTAGCCGTTGCTTTAGATATGGGCAAACTGGTAGTGGTCTCGCTTCTGTACAAGCACTGGCAGAAGATGGGAATCATGATGAAGGGGTATGCGCTCATTGCCTCTTTTGTCACCATGCTCATTACGAGCGCCGGGGCCGCGGGGTATCTTACTGGCGAGTTTCAAAAAGCCATTGTCGGTACTCAAGAAACAACGCTTAAGGTGGATGTTCTTAAACAACAGCAGGCTAAGTACGAAGAGCGTAAGAAACAGATTGACGATCAGATTGCAAGCCTCCCAGAAAAGACTTCAGTCAATCAGCGAATTCGATTGATGCGTCAATTCAAGGGCGAACAACAATCTCTTCAGGCAAAGATTGAAGAGATTGATACTAAGCTTCCAGAACTACAAATGCAGCAAATCGGTGTCGAGGCTAAGGCGGGCCCGATTTTGTACATCTCCAAAGCATTTGATGTTCCAGTTGAAGTTGCGGTCAAATACGTTGTGCTGATGATTATCTTCGTATTCGACCCGCTTGCAGTGTTTCTGATCATTGCCGGTAACTTCCTCTTGGATGTACGTAAGAAATCTGAGCCGGCAGTGGAGACCGAGCCAGAATCGATAGTGGAGCCTGAGCCCGTCGAAGAGGCACAGGATTTGCTTGAAGACCCTGTTGAGTCTGTGGAGTCTGTGGAGTCTACTGTGCCAACTGGAGCTGAAGAATCTGCTGTTGAGCTAATTGAGCCAGTCGAACCTGCTGAACCTATTGTCGAAGCCTCCGTGGCAGAGACTAAAATCGCAGAGGTTATAGAACCACCAGAATCACCAGAGGTGGTGTCACCACCGCAGAATGTAGATCCAGTCACAGAGACTAAACCAAAGGCCAGTAGGTCACCTCGTGTCGCCACGCCTATGGTAGAGCCTTCAGTTGTGGCTAATGTCGAGAGAAAAGAAATTAAATTAGACGATCTACAACCACATCGATCGTCTCTTCATGATATTCGAGAACAAGCTTCGGTGTTCTTTGATCAAGACATTCGAAATTCTGCGCACGGTGATTTTTACGCGAAGAATCGTTGATCTTCAAGTGCATCGGAAATGGCATCCAATGGATGCCATTTTTCATTTCTGGTACATGTAATATCTGATGTGACCTAAATTGGAGTCTTTAAGGTCTTAAACTAAGAGTACAATAACTATACAGTACAAAAGGATATTGCATGTCATTGAATAAGCTTTGGGTTGAGGCATACCGCCCTAAGACTCTCGATCAGGTGATCTTTGCAACTAGCAAAGAATTTGACACCTTCAGCGCTATCGTGAAGGAAAAGAACCTGCCAAATTTGCTTCTTGTGGGAGTACAAGGTACAGGGAAAACTTCTTTGTCCGGGGTGCTTCTGAATGAGCTCAAGGTTCTGCCTGAAGATACACTTCGAGTGAACTGTTCTGACGAAAAGATTGACGCCATTCGAGATAAGGTTAAGACCTTCGCGTACACCATGGCCATGGGTGAATTCAAGGTCGTTCAGCTCGAAGAAATGGACCACCTCTCGCTTGACGGTCAAGCATTGCTTCGTGGGCTTATTGAAGATGTGAGCGGGTCGTGTCGCTTTATTGCCACTGCGAACTACGCGAACAAAATCATGCCGGCCATCCGCTCGCGCATGCAAGAGTTTGTGTTCTCAAAGCCTGATCGTGAAGCGGTTCTTCTTCGCATGGCTGACGTGTTGGTTGCCGAGAACGTTGAATTTGAAGTTGAAGACCTTGAAAAGGTCGTCGAAGCCGGTTACCCAGATGTTCGCAAGACTCTCCAGCTTCTTGAAGCTGGCTCGAAGAGCGGCAAGCTTCAGATTCAAGGTGAAGGTGCGGTGGCGGACTGGAAATTGCAATTGCTTCCACTGCTGGAAACTGGCGACCTCAAGGCAGCACGCACGTTGGTTTGCACTTCCGCCACAAAGGAAGAATTGCAAGATGTTTACCGATTCTTGTATGACAATGTGCACCGTGTCAAGAAGTTCACTGGTAAGGAAGATCAGGCAGTGATCTTGATCGCGCAGTACCAGTATCAACACATGTTTGTTGCTGACGTGGAGATTCAAGTGGCAGCATTGTTTATTGAGTTGGGAGCGTTGTGATGTCTTGGACAACTTTCATTGAGCGTGAGGAAGGTGTCAAGTACAAGTGCGAGGTGTGCCTTGACTACGGTGGGTTGATTAACACCGACGTGATTAGTTACGACGGACTTCCAGAGATGATGGCCTGTAATGATTGTCCTGACCTGGATCACAAGAAAGACGAGGTGTCTCAATGAGTGCCACGCTCGACAAATTCTTGACTGACAACCTTCGTATGTGGAAAGACGAAGGAATCCCAGCGCCGCAAAATGAACTTCAAAGCATTGCGGCCTGGTTGCGGTGCCTTGGCGAACACGGCTTGGAGGGAACGAAGACCCGTATGCGTGCTAGAATGGCGCTGCTTATGGGTGCTGCCGCTGACTTGCACAATGAAGGACGTGAAGCTGAAGATGCTGCCGGTATCTACGACAACCGACCAGATATGAGACCGGAAGAATGAGCCAATCCAAATTCCTATCTGCTGTTGAGACAAGCGTAAACACTGTTGTAGGTTATGTGGTGGCGATAGCATCGCAGCTCGTAATCTTTCCGCTGTTCGACGTTCATATTGAGTTTCACCAAAATCTATTGATGGGGTTGTACTTCACTGCCATAAGTTTAGCACGTGGATATGTAATCCGTCGATGGTTCAATGGATTGAAGTTCCATAGCACCGGAGATAGTGTAAATGGCTGATCTAGATGCATTTGACCTATTTGCTTTTCTAGGCCAGTTGAATAAGCGCAACCTTCAAGCGTATGATCAGCTGACAGATGAAGGTAAGAAGGCAGCTCACCCACTCGTGATTATGCGATGGTTGACTGGCACCAGCGACCAAGCACAGATTGTGCGCATCAACACCTTTGCCAACAGGTATGTCTTCAGCCTTGGCGCTGAAAAGCCGCTGTTGTTCAAATTATTGGCGGCATCTTGTACTGGCAGATCGCGTGCTTCATGGATTAAAGGTCCAGGCGGCTCCTCAACGCGATTGGCCATTGAGGCGATCAAGGCTAAGTACAGCTGTTCATCCCGTGAAGCTGATACTTACTTGGGACTACTTACACCGTCAGACGTTCTACAATATGCTGAGGCTGCTGGTTGGGATAAAGACCAGTTGAAAAAGCTACAAACAGAATTGGGTAAAGAAGATGGATCGGGAAGCACTACGAAGAGCAGCCGCAAGTCGAAGAAGTGATGTCACTATCCAGACTACACCATCGGTCACATGGAATTGTGAATTTTGTCTGAGAGATTTTCAGACTGAAAATGGATTCATGAAGCACCGATGTGCAGAACGCGAGCGACTGGAAGAACTCAAATCTCCACGCGGTCAAGCTGCGTATGCTTACTACAGTGAGTGGATGCGTCTTCAAAAACGGTCTGTTCCCGTTGCTGATCGGTTCATGTCATCACGACAGTACAATTACTTCATCAAGTTTACTGATTGGGTTGAAAAAACTGCGATCCCAAATCCAAATCAGTTCATTAAGGTGATGGTTGAAACCGGCACTCAGCCAGTGCTCTGGTGCCGCGACACCACATATGCAATGTATTTGCAGTGGTATGATAACGCGTATCCTCCCGTCAGTCAATTTATTGAAACTTATGATCGGTTGGTAAATCATGCGACTGAATTGGGAGTGCCTCTTACGGAGGTCTACCAAGCAATGGGCGCATCTTTGATTGCCCGTTTAGTACGGCGCAGAAAACTTTCACCTTGGCTGCTCGTGGTCTCGCAAAAATTTCTTAAGTGGGTACAAGCTCTCCCACCCGCAGAGCGTGAAATCGTTAGTGAAGCTGTCAACTTTGGGGCCTATGCA